TTATTTGATATACCTCCTGTTTTTCTTCAGGTGTTAAAACACTGGGTATAAATGGTTCAAATTTTTCAAATGATACTTTAGAAGCGTTGCGTGCAGCAGTACCAGATACTCCACCTTTAGTTATAATTGTTCTAACTTCAATGTTTGGGTAGTTAGTTATAGATTTGGTACGGTTTGCTAAGTCTTTGAAATCTTCTTCATTGTCCTCTCTAGCACCTAAAACCCACAATACCTCTCTAGTAGGATGATTTTTTGCAAAATCGTATACTGCTTTAATTGGTGGTAAAGAACTAGGTTCTAGTTTAACCTTAAATGGTAAATACTTGTTGTATATTTCCCAAATTAATAGAGATTCATCTTGTGTTACACCATCACGTTCTTTTGAACCTATAAAAATTATTAATTCATCTATTTCGGGATTTTGCTTAAGTGCCTCTTGCACAACCCCAAAATGACCTGCTGTAGGTGGTTTAAACCCACCTGCATATACAGCAGTGGTTTGTTTTTTTTCCTCCTCAAATAGCAAATTTTTAACTATTTCCTTTACTAGTGAATTCATTAAGATAAAAATTGTTGTATTTTAGATTGCGCCTCTTCCTTAGAAACAGAATTATTAACTATATTTGCTACCGCTTCGTCTTGCAATAAAGCAGATACTTCTTGATTTAATTGAGCTTTTGCTTTTTGGGATCGTGCTTGGGCTTTAGGATCTTTTTCTTTAGTATCTTGGGGAGCAAATGGTTTAAGATATTTGTCTGCAATAGATTGTAAATCTTTTAATTTTTCATCCTTTAAAGTATTAGCTACAGATACAAAATTGTTACCAAACATTGATTTGTAGGTATCGTAATTTTTAGTTACTTCAGCCCATGTACGTAATACAATAGCTGGGGCTAAGCTTCTGTCAGTTCCTCCAGATTTTTCAAACCTGTCTTGATTTTGTTGTAATGAACGTTCTAGATCAGTATAAACGTATAGCATGAATACATCATATCCTGCATTTTCTAGTTCAGATTTTAGCTCACTTGTTTGTTTAACTGATGAAGCTGTACCATCCAATATAAATGAATCTTGGTTAGCTATAGCTTGGGGTATAGTTTCTTTTTTTAGCTTAGTGGTTGCTTGAACCATTGCTTGAGCAGCTGCACTTCTATCCTCGGGACCGTGAGATTTTAAATCTAAAGAAATGTTGGCTTGTTTTAGTAAATCTACAAAAGTGTCATCTAGGTTAAATACTTTTAAACCACCTAGATCCAAACCCTTTAAGATAAATCCTTTACCTGCTCCAGGAGCGCCAGCTAGTATAATAGCTTTGGGGTTGCCTTGTACTTCTCTTAATAATTGCATTAAACTAATCATAAAATAGTTTATTATAAATATAACCTTTATTTGAACTTTAACAGTATAAATATATGAAGGAGCTTTCGCTCCTCCACACTTTATTGCGTATTTCTTTTTATAGATGTTACAAAACTTTCACTGGCAGGTTTGTGTTTTGGGTTTTCTAAACTAAAGATTTTATGTACAGATTTGAATATATCTAAATTTTCCTCTTGTGTTCTGTCGGATTCGTAAATTTCCCAATTTTTTCCCTTAATTCTATTGCCACTTTTATCTTCACCTCGTGAAGATGATTTTAGCCAAAGAATTCCTACTCGATCAATTTTTTTACCAAAACACTCCTCGTAGCATTTAGCATAAACTGCTCCTTGCAAATCGTAGGTTGTTTGTAGATGATTGGATGTTTTAAAATCTATAATCCATCTTTCTCCACCAAATTCACATACCATATCACAGGTTCCAGCTACTTTAAGCTCATCAGAAAATAAATGTACTTCAGCCTCAATTAAAGTGGGGTTATGTGTTTCCCAAAAATCTACAAAACGTAAAACCATTTTCCATACTTCAACATTCATGGTAGGATTACCTTTAGAATCTAAATAGTTGATTTCCTCACCATTCAAATATGCTTCTATAAGCTCGTGTGTTAAGGTACCTTCTTCAGCCGATTTTTTTACAATATAATCTGCTGTGTAGCCATGTCGTTTCAACCAATCTTCAAAGTGTTTACCTTTAGGATATGAATTTAAAATATACGTTACTGAAGGGTAATATTCTCCATTACGTCTATAATATCTTGAATCGGGTAGTGTAATCTGTTTGTGGTCCTTAGATATCTCTAGGATACGGTTATATGATTTTTTGATCATAGTGTGAGTTTTTTCTCCATTAAACCATAGTAGGTAAGTGGAAGGGTGGACTGTATTAATTTAGTAAAATTTCTGAAACCAAGTTCAGATGGGTCTTTGCTGGTTAATTCAACTAGGTATACTTCTTTACCTTCATCTATTAACATTTCACAAAATTTTAGTGCTTGTTTAATAGCATCTTTATCTAGAGCAATATAGATTTTATCAATTGCTGAAGTTACTATACGTTTCATTAAATTAGGTTCAATACTTTTACCTAATAAAGGAATAGCATTGCGTTTGATTGCAATAGCATCAAATAATCCTTCACATAATACTATTGGCAAATTCCAATTTATTAAATGTTCGTTAGGGATTATATCTCGACTAACGGAAGGATTTCGGTATTTTACATATGGTTTTTCCTCAAAGGAACGAGCTGTAAAATAATTTAGATTACCATCTTTATCATAAGTTGGCAATACAATCATATTAGCATATAGTCCTTTAGAACAATATCCAATATTATATTTTACAATGTCGTGTTGATTTATATTACGTTTTTTTAGGTAGGCTAGCGCGTGTTTAGCCATGATATCATTTGGATCAGGGCATACCAAACTAACATATTCCTCGGGTAAAGACACGGTATTTACCGTTTGAACATCTTTAATTGAGTGAGTTGAGGAACCAACTATAGACTTAACTTTAGCTATGTTTTCGGGAGTGGTTTTACACTGCTTAAATAAAGTGTAAATGCTATTTCCACGAGTATCGCACGCCCAACAGTGCCATGGGTTTTTGCCTTCCTTGTTTTCCGTTAAATTTACCTCTAGTTTAGGTTTAACGTGGTGGCAAAAGGGACAGTGGTAAGCGTAGTTGTTTCGAGCAGTAGATTTGCCCACGCCTAAAACCGAATTTACTAATGCTAATAGTAGTTGATTTACCATAACCATTAATATAATATATGGGTTTTAGGAAGCAAAAAAATCCTTGGAGAAAAACTTTCCTAATATGTTGTTGTTAAACCATTGATCGGGTTGTTCTAGAACCTCGTGTATAAATTGATATTTGATCTCAAAATACGTAAGCAATTTTTTATTGTCCACCAATTTTAAAATAACTCTTTCAAACTCGTTGTGTTTGTTTTTTGCCAGTAATTTTTTAATTTCTGGCTCAGACCCATAGTATGTTTTCCAATCTGATTCTTTGGTTACTATTTTGGTGGTAGGTTTTCTACCTGGGCCTGTTTGTATAGCTATTTCTTTTTTTCCTAGCTTGGTTTTTTTGTTAAAGTAAAGTACTTTTTTACCAATGTAGGATTTACCTGTGGGGGTGTGTGTTACTTTGTAAACAAAACCATATGTGTTTTCGGGGAATTGAGAGATATCCTCAATTTTATCCTCATTATATAACCAATTCATATTAGTTTTCTCGTCGTTCTTCGGGTTTGTAGTATTTTATTCTATCATGCCATATAGGAGAAGCTAACAATATTGCAGGATTAAGATTACCTTTTACAGTTTCTTGGTACATATGAGACATCCAAGTTTGTTCATAAGGGTGAGCCCATTTTGTATCTATAAACATTTTTTTATTGCCTGCTTTAGAGGCAATCATAGGCCAGTTAGCATAGTATATTTCTCCATCTGCATAAGATACACTATCTAAAACATTAATGTTTTTAAATTTAGTTCGAGGAGCATTAGGGTCTAAACCTGTTACAGGGAGTTTACTATAATGGGGCCAATCACGAGTTCTAACTTCTTGAGGAACATTATACCAACTTACTTGGATATTGTTATCCATATAAACTTCGGTGTACGATAATTTTAGAAAATCAAAATTTTCTTTTAACATAATTCTATGAACTATGTTGTATAAATTAGGTATATATTTTCTAAACCCATTTCTACAAAATTGACCTGAATATTCTGGGGGATTAACTGTCATATCATCCTCAAAGAAAAACATAAAGTCAGCATCTGAATTATCAAAATGTTCGGCTGCATATTGTCTTCCTCCACAGATGCCAGTATTGCCTCCTAAATGAATATATTCAAATTTATATTCAGCAGCTATTTTTTGGTTTTGAGTTTTTGCATCTTCATCTGTAGAATTATCTAGTAATACTAAGTGGGGTTTTTCTAACCATTCAGGAGTTTTCTTCATAGATTTTATAGTATAGAGAAGTTGTTCTGGAAAGTTGAATGTTAGAATGTATAAATTAGTTTTGTATTTTAATAAATCTTTATCTGTAATTCTAGGGGAAATAATAGGAGCACTAGCTGGTAAAGATTCTAGTGTTATATTATTTTTTATAAGATTTTCTGTAAATTTAACAACTAAACCGTTATCATCTAGCATATATCTTCTGTATAGATGTGGTTCTATGTGAGACATTAAAGTAAAAATACTTTCTTCTGTACCCATATAGCCTTGACTTAAGCTATTTTGCAATAAAGAATAGTACATAGAATTAGCATCACGTATTTGATCTTTATGTCCCCCAAATAGACCACCTCTACAAACATATTTTACTTTTGAACCTGCTATCCTATTCATAGCCTCAAAATCAAACCCATGAATTTCTCCTGAAGATTCATATGGGTAACTTAAAAATAAAAATGGGTTTGAATGGGAAATAATATTATCTAAACATTTATCATTAACTAAATGTCCTACAGGTACTGTATTAGTTATGCCCGCATCTAACCAAAAAAAGTAATCGGTATTGAAAGGATTCCATATACTAGCATCATGCATCATAAACATTTTAGATTGAACTATTGGGTTATACCATTCAAGAGTAGCTTGTGGGCTTGATTTTAACCAACCCCCTTCTCCTGTTATGTTTAGCCATTTGTCGCTAGTTCTTATCTCTTGTGTTTTATCCCAGTGGGGTGAATATAAATTTTTTATATCTTCGAGTTCAAATATTTTTACAAAAGTATTTGATGGATCCCTATATTCCCATACTATTTCTTCTAAATAGGAGGGAATAAACAGAATCATGTTAGCTTCTATCTGTAAAAATTCTTTAAATCTAGGAACATAATGTTCTTCAAAATTTCTACCGGTTCTAGCAATATCCC